CTAATAATTCTAAATCAACTTCCATTGCAATGTAGTTAGACAACATTGAAGTTACTTCTGATTCAGCATCTACCGAGTGGTAAGCGTTCAAATCTTGAGCAAATTCTGGAGTCCATTGTGCTTTCAACTTACGAGTCTTAGCAACGATAGCTTCTGATTTCAATTTGATGTCAACTGAAGGGATAGCAATTTGAGTAGCAGATTCAGAGTTTGGATAACCAGCACCTGAAGCATCTTCAAAATCACCACGAGCAGCTACAGTAGTTGCTTTAGGGTAAGTTACTGTGTAGTTTTGATCACCTACACCAATTACTGAACCAGAAACAACTAAAGTAATTGTACCGTTAGCGTTTAAAGTAGTAAATTCATTGATTACGTTAGCAGCACCTAAAGAACCAGAAGAGATTTCAATAGCTTTAACAGCTAAATCATCTAATCCTACTAAAGCACCTGATGCAAAAGTAACAGTACGAGCTGAAGATCCAATTGAAGATGAAGCAGCTGAGTTGTAATTAAATGTAGCAATAGTAGTTGATCCAGAAGTACCAGCAACTAAAGAAGCTGTAGTATTGATTGAATATCCGAATCTACCATCACCATATAAACCACCAGCAACCTCTAAATTTTTAACGTTTGGATGATTTTCTGCTTGGTTACCATATAAAGAAGCAGTTCCGAATCCAGCTTTACCAGCTGTAGATCCCATTCCTAAATTTGAATATTTGAAATCCAAATAAAATACTAGACCTGAAGGTAAAGACATTGGTTGTACAGAAACGAATTCTTTAGCAACGATTTCACCGAAGATACGGCGAACTAAAGGCAAAGCAACACCAGCCCAGTTTTCACCAGCACCACCTGACATTGATGTAGTTCCACCAGTCACGTTTGCTTCTTGAACCAATGCTTTAGCTTGGTTCTCTAAAATAACCGCCATATTATTACGGTCATAATCACTCTTAAGGTTTTTCAATAAACCTGTTTTGTCCCATTTTCCAACTAATTTGCCAGCTTCTGCTTGACGATCTTGGAACGGGTTTGCGCTTTCTAAAAGACTTTGTACGTTCATTTTGTTTTTTAAATTAAATTTTTTAAAATTATTTACCGAAGGCTAATTTTTCCCAACGGTTGTATTGAGCATCAGTTTCGATTACTTTAGCATTGCTATTAGTAATCATTCCTACTGCTTTTGAAGCAAAACCAACTGATTCTTTAATGTTTGATTTTGTTTCAGCTTTCTTAGTAAAAGTAGTAATCATTGATTCGTAAACCAATTTAGCTTCTTTTGCTGATTCAGCTTTGTCAAAAGTTTTAACTACGTCGATCTTTTGAGATTCAGTTAAGTTAGTACCTTTGAATACTTTATTCATGTAAAGTAATTTTGCGTTTAACAAATTTACTTCTTGAAGTGATGAGCGAAGTTCGTCGATTGTAGCTAATGCTTGAGCCAATTCTTCCTCTAGGTTAGATTCGTCTTCGTACATTTTATTTTCATCGTCTGCATCTTTGTCATCAGTTTCTGATAAACCGAACTCAGCTAACAATTCGTCGATGTTGATATCGTTTTCGTCGATTTCTTCTTCGTTTACTGTTTCTTCTGTTTCGTCGATCATTTCGTCAATGTTGATTTCCTCTTCTTCACCACCTTCAGCTCCTAATTCAGCGTCTAAATCGATTTCTTCTCCACCTTCTTCGCCAGGAATTTCCTCGCCTTGTCCAGCTTCTAATTTTTCGAATTCTTCAGCCGCAATTTGGCGAATATATTCTTCAACTTCTTCAGGCGACATTTCAGTGATATCTTTATCTTCTTCTTCGCCTGCCATTTCTTCACCTGCTTCTTCTTCAGGTGCTTCTTCAGATGCTTCTTCTTCTGCTTCTCCTTTTTCTTTAGCTTCTTCAACTGAATCCTCAGCTAATAATGCTTCTAAGTCAAGAGTTTCTTCCATTTGGTCTTCTGCGCCTTCAGCAACTTCTTCTTTAACTTCGTCTTCCTCTTCCATTTCTTGTAACTTTGCAGCTAACATAGATTGTAGTTGGGGAGTAAACGCTTCTTCAAGAGCAAGTTTAGCTTGAGCAAGAGCAGTTTCACGAACGGCTTTAGCATCAGCAATAGCATCTTTTAAAATTTGCTTTGTGTTACTCATTTTTGTCCTTAATTTTGTTTTTTGGAAATAAGATTATTATGAATCTTAATGGGGGTTGTACTTATTTTGTGATACCATATAGACATGGTATATTTGAGTCTGCCATAAATATATGTGGATATATTCAAAGCGAAAAGAAATGCCCCTTCTTTGCAGAAGAGGCATAGAGCTATAATACTGAGACTATAGCGGGGTACGAATTATTTAATTCCAGCGTAATGTTGCCATCTGCTAATTGTCCATTCGTCTAAAGATTCATTAGTTGCTTTAGCAGCTAAAGCGTCTAATTCAGCTTCTAATTTTTCAATTCTTGCTTCAGCCTTTTTAATATCTTCACTTGAAAATAATTTAGGCTTGTCTTTAATTTTTTCTAAATGAGCATACGCTTGATCTAATTGACCTTGCTTTAAGTCTTCTGCAGATCTTCCTTCGTTTGTAGTCATTATATTTTCGTCTATTGTGTTTATACTTACTTCTTTAGCGGTTCCATCTTCAAATCTAACACGAGCTTTACGTTCGCCAGTTTCATCATCCATTTTCATAGCAGTAATTTTAGCTTTTTTACCTGCTACTGTAACGTTATCTCCGATTGAATAATCATCAAATGATGATTTTGGAACAAATGCTTCGTCTAATCCGTTATAGAATTTTCTTGCTTCGTCTTCAGACTCGAATGATTTTTCTTTTGTACCATTTGCTGTATTATAAGTAACAATCCAGAAACGACCTTCTTGTTCAATACTAGATGTTTCGTTATGTCCTAAATTAGCTTCATCCATTTCACCATGTTCACCACCATTTTCATACTCATGATATCCTTGAGATGCCTGATCGATAAAGTTTTCTGAATTAGTAATGTGATCTTGTATCCAAGCTGGAATGTCAATTTCTTGATTGCCGATTTTAGCTTTCAACTCCATTGCTGAACGAAGAATTGAATTTAAAGATGATTGTGCCATCGATACTTCGTGGTCTTTATTTGGATCACCTTCGTTAACTACTTTTGAATAATATGATAATGCTTGTTGCCAATTATTATCTTTTCCTAACTCACTACCCATATATTGTAATAATTTTCCGGCATCTTGTGCACTCATATATTGGGGAATATTTTTAAGTAAAAAGTTACTAATTTCAATTGCTGCTTTTTGGTGGTTTAGGTCAGTGGAATTAAAAAATCCATCTTCAGCTAATTTTTTAGCTTTATCAGTTGCAATTGCATACATAGCAGGAGCAGGACCTTTAAAATCCTTTTTCATTGCTTTAACAATTTCTTCACGCTTTTTTTCTTCAGCAGCTGTTAATTCCTTCTCAGCAACGATTTTAGCTACAGTTTCTTTTACGATTTGTTCTAAGTTCATTATATATTATCAAAATCACAGGTACAGAATCCTGTGCGGTTACAAATAATTTCAGTAATTAAGCTATCTATTTTAGAATAGTCTTTTGATGGTTTTGAATATGAAATAGATTCATTTACTACTTCCATATACGCACCTGGTGTTGAAGGTGTAGAAACAAAATCCCAACACATTAATTCAAAATCGTCTTGTACTTCAATTGTTTCACCAATTTGACGTACAGAACCCATTCCACGAGACGAGATACCTACGGTGATATTGTTATTAAATAATTCTTTCAATATATTGCCTGATGGTGTAGGTAATACTTCAATTTTACCGTGTAATTCGCGCCCCTTCCAATATAAACTTACAATGTTGTGTGATACATTTTTTAAGTTGATGATAGGAGAATCTGGATGGTCTAATTCACCTAATGCACGACGTTCTTTAACGGGTCCTTGTAGGTATTTATCGGCTTCACGCTTTAATACTTCGTATGGATAAACACGTCCGTTACCATTTTTGGTTTCAGCCATTTGTATTAATCCTTCTACAAACATTTTACCGTTTGGATTCATCATCGACTCCTTCAATGATTGAGGAGTAGCGGTAAATAAGGCTGTTTCTATTAATAATTGTTTTTCCATGATTAATCTAAGCTACTTTGTCTGATTAAATCAGCTAATGAGTCTGGGTATGAAACTTGAGTTGTTGGTTTAATTTCTGGTTTATTAGCTTCTAATTCAGCTTCTAATTTTTGTCTATCCTCATCTGTTAAATTAGGATTTTTTAATATTTGGCGTATTGCAGACATTCTAAATATTCTTTGCATATCTGCTTTATGCTTATCATTATAAAAAGTATACTTTGAAGATTTATCGTTTACAATTTGAGCGATATTATCTTCAATAGATTCAGTTAAATTAGTTTTTTTTTGATCAGCTGACTCAGCTAATATATTACTAATTAATACTTTTAATTCATCCTCGGTCAGCTTATCCATTTTAACTTTTTTAACACCGTTTGCAGCGTCTACAAAGTTATCTTTTTTAACTTCAATAGGTAAATCAGTACGTTTTTTACGATCTTTTTTCATCGCATCTTCATTATAGCCAGCTAAATGAAGTTGAGAATAATAAGCAGCATTATCTTTTAGATTTTTGCAAACAATCTTATCAGCTTTTTCTTCATCAGTACCTTTATCTAACTCATAGCGCATCCCCAAATCATATTCTTGAGGATTACACCACTCATTCGGCATACCATACTCCATTGGAGATGATTTTGCTTCAGTAATGATACCTTTGTTTTTTAAGATTTTAACAGCATCACTAAATGATGTTGTATTAGAAATAAATTTAGGTAATGCCATTTTTACATTACGTAAAAATTGAGCTTGACCCAATGTTCCTTCATTTAATGCTTTATATTGATCGAATATGCTTTTCATTATTCTTTTAAATTTTTAATTTTCTTGTCTAATTCTGTTAATCGTGTTGATATTTCTTCTAATCCGCGAATTGAATTAGTAAGATAATTTTCAGTGGTTAGGCTATTTTCATTACGTAAACGAATGCTGTAATCAACGATTTGATTAACTTCGCGTAAACGTTTTTTAATACCTAATATTGCTTTTGAAATTTTACGTTCAGGAGTAACTTCTGATATTGTTTTATTAAATGAACGATATGATACTTCATTAATTGGATCTTGTCCTTCGTATTTAACAAATTCGTATGTTTTTCCTGTTTTTGGACGATTACCAACTACTTTAAATCCTAACTTTTCAGCGGTTTTAGTAGCTCGGTTTTTACCACCTTTAGAGAATGCAAATTTAGTCATATATGCTTCGCCTCCAGATGTAGCATTTTCTTCATCTAAAATTTCAGCTATTGCTTGACGTATTAATTCACGTAATTTTTCCATTATGCTGTTCTTAATTCGTGTAATAATTCGTAATAATTCATTAAATTTAAAACATCATCATCAGATACATTTTCCGATTTAGGAATCATGTTTAGTATATTATTTACTTCTGATAATTTAATCTGTATTTTTTTATCTACAATTTTAGATGTTAATACTTCTAATTCCAATTTAATGTTTTGGATTTGATTATTGATGTATTCTTTTAAAGATACAGTATTAGAAATATTATTAATGAATTCCTTTAATAATGTTTTTTGTTCTGGTAGTAAATCAGTATATTTAGTATTAAAATTTTCAACTACCATTTTATAAATCATCATACGAGTACCTTTATCTTGTTTGGAATATTCTTCCATTACTTGATCTTGTATAGCTGATTTGTCTACTGCCTTATTTGTTAGAAACTCAAGTAAAGTTACTCGGTTATCAATAACGATTTTAGGATCAGTAAATTCAGTTGATGTATGTGCTTCCATTAAATTAAAAATGGCAGCATTGATTTTATAATTGTGAATTTTAGCTTTAAAAAAATCTTCTAAGTTATAATTTTCCTTAATGTCTTTAATTAAGTTATATTTTTCCTTACGTAATGCAGTTTTATTTAACTTTTCAGATAATTTTAAAATAGTTTCAACTAAGCTATCTGCTTTAGATTCAGCTAATGATTTTACGTTAATTAACGCTTGATATAATTTATGTTCTTTAGCTATTTCTGTGTTAGAGAAGTATTTTTTAACTAAAGTAGCCGCGTATGGATCTTTATTAGACAAAATATCACTAGCAATTTGGCGTACTAACAGCTCAAATAATATGCCAGTGTTTTTGTATTTAGAATTTTTCAATTTAGACATGTCTTAGTATTACTCTGTTATAAATATCGATTAGTTTATATATCTTGAATATTTGATTCATTTAGTATGGAAGGCTCTTCAAATACATTGGTTTTCTTTGCGTTTATACTTTCTAACATTTTCTTGTTTTTTAAGTATTCAACTCTAGTATTTTCTAATGTCCAGGTAGCTCCTGTACCTGCCGGTGCTTTTAATGGTTCATGCATACCTTTTGAACCAATTGGATCTTTACCTAATGCATGATCTTGTGTTCCATAATCAGATACTTTTTCTTCAGGGCGTCCTGCTTCTTTTTCATCATATCCAATAGGTACCTCACCGTAACGGCCTTTACCATATAATGAAGCTAAATCATGTGGTGTACCAAATGATGTACCTGATTCAACAGGATCATTACCTTCATTTTCAATTTGTGAAATACGGAATGAACGTTTCTTATCTTCAATTGTTTGATTACGGAACTCAGCGTATTGATCTTCTGAGAAGTGGAATATGTTTTGGTAAATCCAATCAGTAGGTAATAATGATTTATCCATTATATTGCCAGCTAATTCAACTTTTTCTTTCCATAGAGCAATTTTTTCTTGCTCATAAATGATAGATGGAGTAGTTAACGATAATTCAAAATTTGTTAATTCAGCATCATCAAATCCTTGGGTATATAAGTGAACTAAAGCAATTTTAGTTAATTCAGATACAACAATACGTTGTATACGTTCTACTGTACGAGCAAAACGAATATCTTCAGACGCTAATGTAGCTTTACCTGTTAAATCTTTTTCGTATCCTAAGAATGCTTTTGGAACGCGTAATGCAGCAAATAATTTATCACGTAAGTAAGATACGTCTTCGATTGCTGTATATTCTAATCCTTTTAAAGTATCAATCTTAGTTGATGAATCATTTCCTCTAAGTGGAATATAAAAATCTTCCGTTAGATTCATCATATTATACTTTAAGTTGTAATCGCCTGTTTGAGGATCAATATATGGAGTTTTCTTAATACGTTGCTTCATTTTCTCCATATATCCATCTACTTCATTTGGAGCTATATTACCAATATTTGTGTAGAAAATACGTTTTTCAGGAGCACGCATAATACGATGTATCAACATCGCATCTTCCATTAAAGTTAACTGCTTGAATATTTTACGGCCTGGCTCAAGATATGAACGACCATAAGGCAAATATGAGGGATCTGAAATTAATCTAAAGTGAGCTATTTCGTAATTTTCGAAATAATCATCTCTATTTGTATTTGTAGCATATCCATATGATTGATTTAAATTAATTTTAAAACGCACATATGATGGGTTAGCAGCATTAGTTCCTTCTTCACGTTGAACATCATATACAGAAAATGGCAATGCATTATATACACCGAATTTTTCTGCAATGTCTAAGTGTAGATAAAAATCACCATATTTACACATTGTTCTAATCCATGCCCATAAATTAAATTCTACGTTTAATACCTCATAAAATAAATTATAAAGTACACGTTGTGTTTTCTCGTTTGGAGATTTTATATGTAATACTTCACCCTGCTCGTTTTTTAGAGTAGCTTCATCAGCTATGATATCTAACGCTGAAGCGATGATAGCATCTGTATCCATTGCTTCGTAGTCCGTGTAAAGTGAAGTACGTAATGTTTGATAATTCATTAATGGCATGTATGCTAATTTTGAATTACCAGCATGGATTCTATTGAATCTATCTATTAATGAATTGGTTTGAATATTACCGTATGTTTGTAAACGGTCAACATCAATCGTGCGTAACTGATTTCCTCCTACATTTCTGATAATTACATCAGTAGAGAATAATCTTCTTAGTCGTCCGAATAGACTAGTATCTATTGCCATATTATTTTTATATTACTCAATATGTATTATATGTTATAAATATCAAACATAATAAGGAACATTACATTAGCCAATTTAGATCGTGGGTGTTTCCGTATCCATCCTTCATTTGCCAAGGATTAGTATCCATATATGAGCCAGCGCTTATTCCTGATGATGCTATATTAATATTACTTAATGTTGCTCTAGTCATGTCTGTACCATTTTGGTGATAAACTAATGCTGTATCTCTAATATATAAACCAAATGATAATGCCATTACCAAATCATCATTATATCCAGATTGTGCTTGTGCTTTACCATGATGCCAAATAAATGTTCTTAATTCCTCTAACATACGTTTGGAGTGGAATATAAATTCTTTACCACGTAATGAAGATTCTAATTTAGAAATAAACAATGGACGTGTTGTTTGCTTATTTGTTATACCTGGAATTGTTTGGTCTTTTTCCATTTTATATACAAAATTATCAATCGACATATCACCACCTTTAGGCGAATAATATAAATTTGGATACCCACGTTCAGTGATTGAATTAATAACATCCCACCCCATATTTGCATTCTCAACTACTAATAATGCTGAGTTATATTCAGTAGCTGCAGTAATTAGATTATTTGCGAATTCGCGGGTACCAATTTTAGATTTAAATTCAGCTACTTGTCTATATGATTTAGTTGCTAAAACGTGAAATGTAGAATAGTCACTTCCATCCCCACGAGCAACGTCAGCACATACTACATATGTTTCAGATGGATCGGGATATTCCCATATCCAATAATCTCCAGCCATACCACGTCTTTCAACAGGATCTATTATATGATTTTTCTCATAATATTCTAAAATATCGTTTGTTACAACATTATTACCAGATGCTAAAAAGTCACATTCATATTCCTGTGCAATTTCTTGAGACCCCATATTAGCCTTTTCGTTTTCAAACCATGCTTGATCACGTTCAGGATGTACATCCCAAGGTAATTTAATTGGTAGAAATGAATTTTCCGAATTTAAAGCCCCCACCCAAGTTTTATGGAACCAGTTACCAATACCGTTTGGAGATGATAATGCTATACATCCACCACCAGATGAAATTGTAGGTTTAATTGCGGTATAGATTCGATCAATCCCATCAATAAAGGCGGCCTCATCAATTAGTAGTAATGATACAGCATATGAACGACCAGCATCAGATGCAGCTGATGATGCTACGATTTGAGAGCCATTAGATAGTTTTAAGGATAATTTATTATTTGAATCGGGTTTTTCTTTACCTCTAAGCCAAGCTGGTAATTGTTGGTACATAAATTGTACTTTATCTACCATATTTACAGCTGTTGATTGCTTAGTTGCAATACATAATACTGTTTTATCTTTATGAAACAACATTGTCCATAATGAAAAACCAGCAGCTAATGTTGAGATACCTAATTGGCGGGATTTATTAATGATTGAATAATCATTTTTTAACCATAACTTTAGTACTTGTTCTTGAAACGGATATAAGTTAAAATTTACACGCCCCCTAGTTGGGTGTTGTACCATACAGTACTTACGCATAAAATGAATTGGATCAGTTAGACATTTAACGTATTCTTGTCTAATTATATCCTTTATATTTTGATCACTCATTTTGTCCAGTTTTCTAATGCTTTCAAGTACCCATCACCCATATGATCTTTAATATTTTTACCTGAAAATAATGATTTTAGGTATAACCAAAGTGATTTTAAAGATCCATCATTTGTTAATCTATTACCATTTGTATCTAATCGTACTTGATAATTAACGTGGTAAAATCTAATGTATGG